CAACCCCCCAGCCAAGATAACATTTGTTTCTACGCTTAAATATGGGCGTTTAAATAGTATTTCCTATGTTTCATTCATCTGGATACTCCTTTTGTTGCTTTTCTACATCTTGATCCAAAACTTCAGTGATTAATCTTTTTAAATACCACTCAGCCTTTTCTAAATCTTGTACAGGCTGTCCTTTATATTTATACCTGGCCATATATTTCATGCATGCCCCTTTGAGATAGCCATGAAACTCTTCTGTTGTCATTGACTCTTTAATTAATTCTATAGTCTCTGTATTAGATTGCCTATAGTGTTCTGGAAAATTTACATCATCTGCCATATCTTTTTTTCACCTCACTAATATGGACAGTCTCAATATCATACTCTCCACCCTTTACATTTCTTTTTACAATTAGTCCAGACCACCAGAGTCTTTGAGTATTATATGCGTACTTTTCTCTATGAGTCAAGTAGCAACCTGCAGATAATCCCATAATCTTTTTACCAGACGGTTTAGATGCAATAGCATAGTCTAGTAAATGTGAGTGCCCAACAGTACAAGATACTTTATTTTTATTTACTAAAGCCCTAGCCATGTTCTCGCCTGATATAGCTGTGCCCATAACGCCACTTGGAAAGTTATGTGAGTAGTACACACCATCTATTACAGCAGGATATCTGTAGTCATATGTATGCCATCCATACTCAGGATACTTTAGATCATCTATAGACAGATGCCCATCGAGCTCTGGATTATCTTCTACCATACGATCAATACGATCTTCATGATTGCCTAACATCATATGCATCTCTGGCTCGTATCTACCCAAACCATTATTAAATTTTTGTAGGGCATCATGTGCATGCTGTATATCTTTTTTATATCTTCTACCTTCAAAAGATTTTTTCTTTTTATCGTAGCTAGACATAGAATCCATGCTTGCAAAGTCACCCATACATATTACTTTATCTACTTTCAAGTCCCTTGCCATGCGTCCTGCCCAAGTAAATCTTTCATTACTAGCAGTAGGTGTACAATGGGGGTCTCCTATTACTAAGTGTGTTGTCATTAATGTAAGTCCTTTTTATTTTTAAATGTTAAAAGATCAATAATGTTATCCTCTTCACCATTACTAACTTTAGTTTTGTCTTCTTCAGTAAAAGCTAAAATGCCTTCATCATATATTAAGTCTGGATTTTTTGTAACAAATCTAACTATACCCTTTGCTATGATAGAACATGTGTCTCTCTCTTCAACTGGTTTAGGATCTATTATGCCACATGTAAACCCTTTATCATGTGGCGTAATAATTACAGATACTGATTGAAATATATCTATTGGTCCTTCAAAGTCCATTATATAACCTCTATCTGAGCATCAAGCAATCTTATTTGTTCGTCTTCTTCTGGCACACCAGACTCTACTAGTTTTTTTCTCTTAACAGCAAGATCGTGTAGGGTATCCTCTACATCATTTTGTGTTTGTTCTGATAAAGTTTCTATAGCTTCATCAGATATTCCATGTGGAAATGTAATCATATTAAGTCTCCTAAGTTAGTTTTCATGTTTGATTCTTTTATTATACTTACAAACTTCTTAAAGTCAAGTACAATCAAAGGATCTCTTTTATTCATCTTTAATACCACAACAGGCTCCAAGTTAGCATTAGATATAGCTTGATCGTATGCATCGTACAAACCTTTCCATGTCTCTTTGTTTTTACACTCAATAGAGAAAGGAAATAATCCTTGTGCAAACCTGGATAACTTAACATCAACACCTGATTCGCCCATGATGGCACAACAAACATCTTCGTCTTTCTTTAAGTTAGGGAACGTACTTAGTAGCACGTCCCTAACCCAGTTTTGTAGCCTTCGCCCCTTGGCTTTTCGACTGCGTA